ACTTATCCTCTACATAAAGATCCCAAGGATCAGTTTGGTATAGACACATGTCTAGGGTGTATGTGCAAGCATTGCTGTCTTTGTGTTTAAAAAGGTTTGCTTGTTCTCCCTCATAGTGGCAAAATAAGGAATAGGACATTAGGAGGGTTTTGCTGTTAAAGATTGCTCTTGCTAGGGGGACTAGCTTTTCTCCATGTTCAGTGACAATTTTGTCTGAGTAGAGATATCTTCCAAGTTCAGGGTCAGCAGAAAGAAAGGTGCCAGATTCTTCATCTCCCCAATCAGCTCCTTTTTCTAGATTAAACAAGTGCTCGTATAAAGCATCATATTCGTGCTTTGGAAATAGGTTTTTAACTATCATTGGAACTGGTTCCATCGTTGCCTCCTTCATTGCTAATAATGGTTATCTCTGTAGTGTTTGCGTTAGATAGGCACTTGGGGCATCTGTTGTGATAGTTTTTGTCATAAACATTCTGACACCAGAAACACTCAGTCAATTGTATCTTCTTCAATCATTGCTACTAGGTCATCAAAATCTACATGTCCAAGGTTTACGCTAAGGAGTCTGATAATGCGATCACGTTCTTGTAGGATAGCGTTGTTTATCTTGTCTTCTACTACTGACGAGTAGATACCTTCGTTGTACCCCTCTTCTTCACCAGCTTCGTAGCCGTCTTCAAATCCTTTTACGTGAGCCATCTCTATGGCTTCAGCAAAGTCTTCTTCAGTGTCAATGTGCTCTAGGTGAATCTGAAACCATTCCAAGTCGTTAATTGCCATTACCTCTCCTTTTTCTTATAATCAATTATACAGTGGATATTAGAGAATGTCAACCACTTGTGGTTGTATGTATCTCTTATTTACCGCCGAACTTTATCGTCCAATTATGGACAAAGCGATTGCGACGAACTCATCGCTCATAACGAACGGAATTGCCACAGCGAATATAAATAGGATAGATACTATAAGTACGCCTATCACAATGCTGTCTTTTATAATCTGTTTATTCATAGTTACATTATAGGGTATTATGATTGCCTTGTCAATACCGCCGAAACTTAAGCTTGACATTGCCGCATTAGTTTGGTATCCTTGTTATATGAATTTTCAAGCTGAATCAAAAAAATCAGGCGATCAATTTGAGGACATGGTCCTTGAAGATATGTCTAGGTTTGGTTATACTGACATAGCCAAAAATGTTGTTATTGAGGGCACTGGCTGCGAAGTAGACTTTGTCACTATGCATCATGGACAGAGGATCCTTGTAGAGGCTAAGGGTGGCAAGGTGGCTCTAGGCAAGAGACCAGGGGCACAAAGGACTGACAACGTTAAGAAAGCCATTGCTTCTGGAGCTATCATCAAAGCACTATACCCTGACTACAAGTTTGTCGTCTATTTCTCAGACCTACCCAAGCATGGCCTATCATCACATAAAATGATTAAGACTGCCATTAGAGCAGGATTTATAGATCAGGTTATCTATCTCATAGAGAGCGACATTGTGTCAAAGGGTGTCAGAAACTAATTATTAGTTTCAATCATACGAGTGTAAACCACTTCGCTATTACCGTTTACTTTTGCCCAGTCACTAATAGACCTTAGTTCTGTTCTATCCCCTGGCTTACCACCAGAGTGTAGCATCTCATCAGGTCCAACATAAATTCCAATGTGATAAGCACTCTTCCATCCTTTGTGATTAAAGGACACAAGGTCACCAATCTTTGGTTCTGTTACGATAGCTCCAGATGATCTTTGAGTTGTTGCACTATGTCTTAAGTCTATGTCTAGGTGAGCGTATGTCCACTTAACAAGACCTGAGCAGTCCCAGGCCCTAGGAGTAGAACCACCCAAAACCCATCTCGTAACACCAATTTGATCTTTTACTAAAACCAAAGCTTCGTTTAGTTTTGTTGTGTCGTTGGCAATTTTTTCTAATCTAGCAATTTCTGCTTCAAGCTCCGCTTGTTTTCTTTCAGCGTCAGATACTAATTTATCTTTTGCTGCTTTTTCTTGGGCCATCCAGTCATGAGATCCAACTAATGGAGAATCAGACTTAAGAATTGGACCAGCAGATATTAATGGGGTTTGAACGGGTCCAGAAATTTTCCTTGTTAGTTAGTACTTGGTCGTTGAGCGTTAGTGGGGGGTTCCCCATCTTATTAAGTTATAAAATGAATTTGCCCATGACGATAGCCACAGGCAGAAACATTACTACTATTTTACCATAGAATTTGCTATAAATCTACTTTTTGGTAGCTTTTTTAGCAGGATTTCGTTGAAACCCTATATTCTTAAGGGTTTTGGACTTCTTTAACCAAGGCTTATCTCCATACTTTGCCCACTCGTATACAAAAATACAAGTTGCAATGAGAAGCCCCAAAGAAATTGACTGAACAATGTAGTAAGGAGTTGGATCAATCAAATAAGTACTCCAAGGAAAGGTATATGCAATTACAGGAAATGCAATTACGTTTCCAAAAACTACAGAAACAACAATGCTCTTATAAACGTTTTTCATCTAATCTCTTTCAGTGTTAGTTTGGAAACTCTTGCATCCATTTTAAGGTAGACCTTGTCATACCGTTCCATGGTGACCAATCATTTCCACCTTCTGATATTATATATGCAATTCTTGCATTTGTCAAGGGGTCAAACAACTCTTCTTTATTGTTTAGTCCATACTCCTCTAGCCTAGCAGCTTCAAGACTACCAATCATGTTAATTTGAAACAAGCCATAGGAGTTGTCTCCAGTTCTGCTATTCTGATTGTGAGCCATTGGCATGCCTGTTGACTCTTTCATTACTACTGCCCAGGCCTGTGTTAATTGATCCCCCTCAAAACCAACCTTGGAAAGTAAATGCTTAAGTTCTCCTGGTTCAAGTGGTTTTGTTGGATCATATACAATAGTCTCTATAATCTCACCATTCAAAAGCTGCTGAGCGGTGCTAGCAGTCTGAGACTGACTAAGTTCTTTTATTGGGGTCTCTTCTTTTGTTTCCTGTATGGTTCCAGAGGAAGTAACCATGGTAATAAGCATAATTGGTATTAAGATAAACATTATCTCTCCTTTAAAGTTATTGTTTAATTATACCCCATTTAGCCATTGGAGTCAAGACCACAGACCATTGACATAAACCTAGGATAATGGTATACTTACTAAATGGAATATTGGTCATGGATCCTAGCCGTTATTGGCGTTGCAGGAATCTATTTTGTTGGCAAGAAAACCCTGTGGGGTTGGTTTGTCCTACTCTTTAATGAAATTATATGGATTGCTTATGCAGTTATAACAGAACAGTATGGATTCATTGTTTCTGCTATTGCTTATGGTGCTGTGTATATTAGGTCTTACTTACATTGGAAGGCAGATGAAAAGATAGAGGGTGGTGTATAATAATATTATGAACAAAACACGCTTTCGTATCATGCCAGAAGAACACTATGTTCTTAAGTTTGAAAACCACGATGAAGAAATCCTGGGTAAAGACATTCTGGCTATCCTAGAAGCCGCTCTTGATGAAGCTGCAGAAGCAGAAATCATGCTAGACGTGCGGGATAAAATGGAAGAAGTTACAGACTTAGATAGTTAAAAAGCTGCGTGGCAACCATAGCAGTAAACTTTCGGAGCACCCTTAGAAAATGTACCACCCAAAGCA